GAAGGCCATGTTCCGTAAAAAGCTCGGTCGTGCTCGTGCGAAGAAGTTCCTTACTCAGGTTGGTCTGAGTGGTGTTTATGAGACATTCCGTCTTGACAGCGAGACATTCGAACTCGGTGGACATGCCGTTGGTGGCGGTGCTACAATCGACTTCGAGCGTATGCTGGACGGCGCTGAGTCTCTTGCTGAAGTTGTTGGTATCGTGACCGAAGGTCTTGTTAATGCGGTGTATGTGGAAGTTGAGCGTGCTCTCGTAGCTGCTTATGACAATATGCCTGCTACTAACAAGTACAAAGGTGCTTGGAATAGTGATGAAATGGTTAAGCTGATGACCATCGTGCGTGCCTATGGCCAGCCCGTGATCTTTGCTTGCCCTGAGTTCATTGCTAAGATGGGTGCTGATGCTATCGTTCCTGTTGGTACTTATGGTAGTTCTTATCCTGCCGTTGGCCAGTACAGCCCGAAGGATATTGAAGCTATCCACGACACTGGATTTATTAAGGTCTTCCGTGGTGCCCCCGTTGTGGAGATTCCTCAGAGCTTTGTCGATGAGACAAATACCGAGACCTATGTTGATCCTAGTCGTGCTTATGTGTTCCCTGCTGGCGACGAGAAAGTTGTTAAGGTCGTTCTTGAAGGTGCGACCCAGATCCGTGATCATGAGAACAAGGATAACTCCATGGAAGTTTATGCTTGGAAGAAGATGGGTTGCGCGATCCTGCATCACAACAACTGGTGCATCTATTGGAACTCTAGCATTGCAGATACTTCTGCAAAGGACATCTACGGGTTCTAATTTAACCTAGTTTAAAGGGAAGGGAGTTTTCCCTTCCCTTATTTAATATATAAATATAGCGCACGTGCGCAAGGAGTTAAAGGAGAAAATTATGTCAGACAAAGTTAAAATTATTAGCGCGTTCGATGGGCGTTGCGGCATTGATAATGCGGATTTACACATTTCCCGCAGATGGCCGGCGCGCGGTTCAGTTGTTACTTTAGATAAAGCAACCGTTGAAGAATTAATGTTCGATGATGCATTCAAGAACATGGTTGAAGATGGTACTCTTTATATCGAAGATTTTGAACTAAAGAAAGAATTAGGGATTGAGCCAGAAGACGCAACTGCGCCAACAATTATTTATCTGAGTGATAAAGAACTGGAGCGTTTCTGGAAAATTATGCCACTGGCGCAATTTAAAGTTGAAGTTAAGAAGTTAAAGAAAGCACAGGTTGATTCGCTTGTTGACTATGCAATTCAGCATGGAGACGAAGGTAGTATTCCAAAAGCGAATTATCTGACCGAAATTAGTGGACGTAACATTCTTAAAGGAATTGAATTAAAGAAAGCTGCCCAGGAGGGTTAATGGATGACTAATTTTCAAGTCGTGTATGACGCCTTTCTTGCCAAGTAGTTAGATGATGAATGGAACGCTTGGGACGAAGAGGATATGCAAGAAGACTGGAAGTCCTTGCTTATGGGTGCGCTCCCTTGGTTTAAGTTTCCAAGAGTACCTTTGGACATTGGGATAGACGAAGAAGACGGAACTGAGAAGTTCGTTAGTGATTTAAGTAATGAAGAAATTTAGATTTTAGCTACGTATATGAAATGCGAGTGGCTTAATAGAACTATTTTAACTTGGGAGAATGTTAAGCCGCTGTATGAAGAGCGAGACTTTTCACAAGCGAATCTTTTGGATAAGTTCCATCAGATGCTTGAACAAGAGAAGAAGAACGCAGCGAGATTAGAAGCTGTGTATTATCGTTCTATCAAACGTAAACCATTTGATTATACGAAATTAGCTACATAGGTAAAAGATGTCTGATGTGTTAGAAGGTTATAATAATAACCTAAAGAACAGATTATTTGCACTTCTGTGTGAGTATGAGCGCAGCCGTGAGTGGGAACCGTTTTTGGATTCTATACTTGTTGAGTTGATGTCATATCCAGAAGACAATAAGACAATTAATTACTATCGCCTTTATACAAAGGTTTCTTCTCTTCGTTATTTAAGTTTTAAGTATTTTAGGTCTACAGTTTTTGACTGTATGAGTTTACTCTCGAAGTTATGAGTTATTATGATATTTACCGGTAGAGATTGAATCGCTTCGGTAATGATTATTAGTCTCGTGTCCAAGGAGAAAGAGAGCATTTATTTGATCTGTATTTACTGAAATCAGTTTATAGAGTAGATTTTATGTATGGTAACTGCCATCATGCGGGTAGTTTAGAAAAGTATAAATAGGATAATACAAAGACGCAATAGTATTTACTGACGAAAATTGATTTGGACATTCCAAATGGAACTGTTCTTATGCTTATGGATAAGGATGGAATTGAGTAGCCTTGGATGATTTTCTGGAAAGAAGAGATTAAAGCTAGTGGATACAATCGTTATATTGTATTGCGGATGACGCATGAATTAGAATGGGTCGCGCGCGATAATACTAAGCAAAAAGCTTGGGCGTATATGTACGGTCAAGAAGATAATATGCTTAAGAATGAAATTCGCTCACGTTCGCGCATGGATACAATCTATGAAGAGAATATGAAGTTGAGTTTCTTTGTGACGCCTGCGAATCCAAAAATTAAAATTGATGATTACTTTATTGTGGGAGAAAAACCACTTCAAGAGTATTATAGAGTAACTGGTTATGATATTCAGTCCACTCCGGGTGTTGAGTTTGTAAGTGTTGATCCTATTTATGAGTTTGACCTTAGCTCGGCGCCAGATAGAGAAGTAACTGATAATGAAGAAGACTTCTTCTGGTTTAACGGAGGTATTGAATAATGGCTACTCGAAATTTAGCAGACTTAGGTCTAAATCTTTAGAAAATAGTTACTCGTCTTTAGAGTAATTAGAGATTACTGAAGCTTCTTTATTATACAAGCAAAGATCCGTATAGTGAAGAAGACTTAACACCAGAGCAGATTAAGAATGATATATATGAAAAAATGCTGAAGGTCGTGCCGCGCATTGGTAATAAAGAAACTGCTCAGAGTATGGTGACTATACGTGTTGTGCGCGGCTTATCGAATCGTGGAAACGATGAGTTTAGAGACTTTCAGTTAGCGATTGAAGTATTTGTACCATTAACGCAATGGATGATAAAAGATTCGAATCTGCGGCCATTCGCGATAATGGGAGAGATACATAAATCGCTTAATAATAAAACTATTGATGGACTCGGAAAAATGACTGGGGGAGACTTTTAGGTCAACTTCCTTACAGACGAAGTTTGTAGCTATGAAATGACCTATATGATTACATCCTATGATTAATCCTCATGCGTTTCTTGCGCGGCCGTTCGACTTTTAGGGGATCTGTCGTATTTATCCGCCACGCATAAATGACATACTGGATGAAAGGGATTATCCAGTTTATCGTAAATTATTTCTGAGTTCGTAGGAAGATATTGAAGATGAATATGCCGAGTAGAAATTACCTATGGATGAAGTACCAACACCACTCGGCTATTTATTTACTATGGCTGCGGCAGACCCGCGCATAAGAAAAGTTGTAGAGAATGGATTTGAGTTCTTTATTAAAGAGCCGGTAATCTTATTAATGGACTAGCAAATTATAGTTGTTGGTGATATTACTGAGACTTTAAAGAATATAAAATCAGTCGAAGAATTAAGGCTTATTAGGGAGTCTAATTACTTTGAGTTTCAAAACGCTTTGCGGCGCGCATTAGGAGAAAAGGAAGCTGAGCCATATGATCCGAATGAAAATCCAAAAATAAAATATTTTAAGGCAAAAGCCAGGTTGCGCGACCGCATAAAAGCAAAGTCCAAAGATGCCTTAACTTTAGGTTCAACACTTTCTTCAATTTGTTGTATGGGTTTGGGAATAACCCCACTTAATATCGGAGAGTTAAGTTAGGCTGCTGTTTCGGTTTTGGTGCGGACTTATCAAGAGAAACATAAGTATGAAATTGATATTGAATCGCTTATGAACGGCGCCGACAAAAAGAAAGTAAAACCGCAACCTTGGATTAGAAATATAGAAGATTTATAACGGAGGTCATTGTAAATGGCTAGTATTCTTGATCGTTATGGTATTAAAGAAGTTGCCGACGTAACTTTTTATAAGATCAATTCCGATGGTACTCCTGGTGCTCCCGTTCTGTTTCTGGATACTCTGAAGGTTTCTACAATCGAGCAGACTGCTGAAACTGTTGACGCCCGTGGTGGTAAAGGTAATCCTAAACTGATCACTTGGGACTATGGTAAGGAGATCACCATTAATATCACAGATGCCCTTTTCAGCCCGAAGTCAATGTCCATCATGCTTGGCGACGGCACTGTTTCTCAGGGCACTGGTGGTTATATTCGTAAAACAGCTGTTGCTCGTTTTGGCACTGCCGTTGAAGGCTATATCAAACTCATCAATGACTATGTCACCGCTGATGTGTATGATGCAACCGAAGGCTCAAAGCGCGTAAAACTGTACCTTGGTGCTGCTGCTACTGCCCCTGCTGGCGAAGTAAAGATCAATGGTCAGCTTACATTTGCTATTACTGGCGAGAACGCAAAGCTGTATGACGAAGATGGTACTGTTCTGGATGATGCTTTCACTGAGAGCGATCTGAAGGCTCTGTACACCACTGGTCTGGCTGTTCCTGCTGGTAGAGATCTTGACGGTCATAAAGTTATGTTTACCTATTGGGTAAAGGCTACAACCAAGACAATCACTGTCTCTGGCGATACCTTCCCTGGCACATACTACATGCAGGGCGATACCTATTCTCGTTCTGACGTTGATGGCCGCGACCAGTTCTTCCAGTTCATCGTTCCTAAGGCAAAGCTTACAGCTGAGCAGACAATCACTCTGGAAGCAGAAGGCG